CCTCCCTTCATCTTTTTCTTCTTAGGTCTGCCAACTTTACTTCCATATGTTCCTGGACCTTGAGGCATTTAATTCTCCTTTATTTAACAATTTCAAAATGTGGGGCATCAATAAAAGGTCTACGCCCCTGTGACCTACGAAGATCTACATATTCATTCATTAAATCTTCGGCGGAACCTTCCCAATCATTCAAGTTCTTATGCCATGCTGCTCCCCAACGTATAGTAACTCCGAGTTCTTTTGCTGCTTCCTTCATAGCATCAGCTATCTCATCATATAAATTAAGCTCCCATCGACCGCCATTAACATAAGCCATCAAATCAACAGCCAAACCCTCCAAGTGTTTACTCTTCATGGTTTGACTAGCTCCTTTAGCGACAAGAACTTCTTGTTCCTCAACTGTCCTCATACCGCATATTACGGAAAAATCTTGTTTAGTCTTGCCAATAGCCAACTCAACAACTCTTTGCATTTGATCCTCAACGCCCGTTAACTTTTCTTTGCTACTGTTTCCTAAACTATACATCACTTACCTTTCTTTTTTTTCAATACCGTTTTCAAGGTCTTTGCCTGTTTCGCATGACTTTTAGATGCTTTGTTTAATCCTTTAATTACTTTTTTTATTTTTGCTTGAGACATCCGTTACTTCCTTATTTTGCTAGGCCCTTTGCTTTCTCGTAGCTCCTCAAACCGCCAATTCCAAGTAACGCTCCAAGGATCGGCAGTAGCTCTGTAGTGCGTAGTTCCGGCATATCAACTATTGGATACCCTACCGCAGCAAATATAAAAGCTATGAAGGGTTGCAAGATATACGAATAAAAAAGAGCCAAACTACAACACCAACCGATTGAGGGTCGCCAGCCTCCTTGCCAGAATGATCCAGACTTTGCGTCAGCCAGGTTAATCTGTAACTGTCCCTTGGCTAGTTCTTGTGCATGAGTGTCAGCCATCGTAGCTAACTCATGAGCTAACTTGGCTTTCTGATCTTTGTCCTCAAGCACCTTATCTAGCAACCCAGTAACAGGACCAATCAATGAAGTAACTAAACTCATCTGTTTATTCTTCCTTCATAATCTCTTCCATTATTTCCGAAATCGAACCTGAACCTTCTTTAGGATATCCATCTTCATCATACTCTTCCTGTTCAATACGTTCTGATTCTTCCATCATCATCTGTTTACTCACGCTCATGTTGTACTCCTCTTTTAATTCTAAGATCGTCTAAACTTTTTTCTTTCTTTCCCCCATCGTACTCCCAAGCATACCCTCTGTAAACCATCTCTGTATTAATGTTTGTATCCCCGCAAAACAACCAGCCAAGCATCCGACCGTATTTACCGTCCTTCTCCGTCTTAACTCGTAACCCTGAAGCCATCCCATCCGTAAGTCGTCTTGTTAAAAATTCTTTAGCCTCAATCCCCATAGCTTTCTCTTCAAGATTTCTAGTACGAGACTCAGGAGTATCTATCCCTGCTAATCGAACTCTTTCTTTTTTAGTCAGGTCAAAGCCGAGGTCAATTAAGATATCAATGGTATCGCCATCTACAATTTTTATAATTTCTTTAACGGCATATTCATACATAAGGCCTCACTTTACTATCATCCATAGTGGCTCCGGTGGAGTTATTGAATCAATATATGCAAGCAACAATAACGCAATAGTATAAAAAAGCAACTGGCTAGGGCTTAAACTCAATGGCGAACCACACTAACCCCGCACCACCGCCAAGTGTAATAACTAATCCAAATAATATTCCAAGGGCATTTACTATTTGATTCTTTCTTCTTAGAGAGCGATATCGACCCTCTCGTTCTTCTTTCATCACGGCCTGTCTAATAGACTGTAATTCGTTCCAGCCCTTGAAACCACGGGTATCTATAATTATGTCACGCAACTGTGCCTCAAAATCCCTAGCCTTAACTGCACTTATATATGTTGATAGAGCTTTTTCATTAGCTGAACCTTTTCCCCGAGCAGCACTCTCATGAGTATTCTTCGCATCATCGATAGCTCCCCAGAGTTTACCGAGATCCTTCCCCATAGAATGCAGATCTTTTCCCGTCTTTATAGCGGTTCTGACCGCTGCAAAACTCACTGTCATGGCAGTAATCGGATCCATTGTACTATCCTTTCACAACAAGACTCAATAGTAATACTATGGTAGTTCCTGCGGATCCAATCAAGACCATCTCTAGTCTTTTTACACGGCTAATTATCTCTAGCCACCTTTCCTCGCTAACAGCTTTGTATGTGTCAAGCTCTGCTTTTATTTCTATAATCTTCATAGTTAACCTTTTACTCTTTCTCTCTGCACATCAATTCTCTCTCGGTTAACAACGTTTCTTTCGTCAGCTATGTCCTCTTGGCTTTCTATTCTAGCAGCATCTGTAGCTGCACGTTGTTGTAACCTTTGCAACTCAATTAGCATCTCGCCCTGATCGTCCTCCTTTTTACGTTGAAGATCTTGTTCTTTCAAGGCTAATTCTTTCATTCTTATTTGAACAAGAGGATCATCCATTGGGCTGTTAGACTCGGGAACTATCTGAGGCATTACCTCCGCCATTAATTTTTCCATCTGTACAGCCATAAGAAGTTCCATCTGTGCTGGATCTTGCATGTCTTGTTGAACCTGTTGGATCTGTTGTTGTGCAGAAGCTGGGTCTATTGTTCCGCTTTCAACCCCCTGTTGAACTTGTGTCATAATTCCAGCTATCTCTTCGTTAACCATCTTACGAGCTTTCTGAGAGATATGTTCCATAATGTGAGCATATAACGTTCCCATTACAGAAGCTGATGTTGCGACAAGAGGAGTCTTCATAAACATAATGTGCATTCTAATATGTGCATCTTGGTTCTGGTCTGGAAAAGTAGTAAGCATTTCTCCCATAAGTGCTCGAGCATTCTCAATGGCAGGGTCAAGTGGTTGCGGTTCTGGAGGAGGTGGAAGTATCTCATCGATGTTTTGTACCTCCAACGCTTGGTACATTCTTCTATACGCAGCCGTTAAGTTATGTAGGTCTGGATTAGATTGAGCAAGTTGAAGTTGGGTCTGTGCCAACGTAACTCTTTGTGCCATAGAGAAAATGTTCGGATCGCTTACAGGAATGACATCAACTCGACCGTCAAAGTCCTCTGCCTTTACACTACGCTCTGCCCCCGCTACCTCGTAAGGATATTCTGGTGGTAAGTTCTCACTGAATATTCTGGCAAGAATACGGAACTCTGTTTTCTGGGAGTAATGCAACCTCTTATGGATTGCAGACATAACTTTCATGCCTCGTTCCAACATAGCCACTGTGGTGCCCACAGGAGCAGCAGAGTTGGTATCTCCCGTTTGTTGGTCAGCGAGAGACACAAAACGTCTACCACCGTCCACAAGGGCTCCTAGAAGCTGCGACAGCGTTGCCGAAGGTTCTTTGTATGGGAGCGGAATAATTGCATCCCGTATGTTTCCCCCTGGAGCATCTATGTCCCGCCACTCACCCGGTTGCAACGGCTCGTCATCATTACGAACCCTCACGCCCCTTGCCTTGAACCCCGCTGGAAGATTCGCGAGAGTTCCTGCATCGATTAATTGTCGGAGGATACTCGTCGCTGCACGGCCCAAGCCACCAATCATATGAATTAAACCAAAGCCATAAAACCCCAAACCCGGCATAAAACGATAATGAACAAAATACTGTATCTTTTTTGCTAACCCAGATCCTTCTGTAAAGTTACGTCGAATAGAAAGAACTTGCCCTGATCCCTCGTCCAACGTCACAATGTAAGGCAGAGCTATTCCAGACGGTTCTCCTTCGGGAGACATGTCTTCAAATCCTTCAAGATCCAGATCAACGTGCATTTCCAAAACAGTAAACACATCATCTGTATATGTCTTGGATGTTCCTTGTATTTCGTTAATCTTTTCTCTTACTTCGTTTTCTACTTCTTCTGCGGATGAAAGTTCTACATCACGATATACTCCTGCAACTTGCATCTTACGAACTTCGTTTCCGTCCATGCGTAGAACGTGCGTAACGCGAGTAGCTGTCTGTAGGTCAGACGCAGCGTAAGACACAACTAGATCTTGAGCAGGAACAAACTTAGAAACAGCCCTTTGTCTTGCGTCATCAAAGTAAACTTTTTTAAAAGTAGATCCAGACAATGGAAGATAAAAAAGCAACTGATCCATGTCAGGATCAAACTCCTCCATAACTTCTGTGATCTGGTAGTTCATATATTCTTTAACTCTATGAGCCTGTTCTTCCCTTGCTGGATCTTGTAATCCAAGAACTTGTGTCTCAACAGGACCTCCTGCCGGTAGGAGTTCTTTGTATGCCTGTGCTTGAAACTGCGTAACACTCTCCGCTATAAGCGGGTGCGTAACCCCAGAAGCTCCTTGAAACGGTTGGCTGCGGTCTTCATACCTAATACCAAGTTGGTCAAGACCCTTTGTGTAACCCTCTTCCCAATCTGAGCGAGAGTCTTGATCGTCTTCAAAAGACGCTCTAAGTTCTGACGAAAGTTCCCCAAGATATGCATCTGGTATATACTCCGATAAGTTTGCGTTGTGTGGTATTTGTATTTCTTGCTCCATGAGAAGTTCCTCAGTAAGAGCAGTTACCGTTGCTCCTCCTTCTCCGTCAGGAGTAACCTCTGCTCCCCCACTAAAGTCTGGGAGGACATCTATGGGTACATCTACTTCAGGTAAATCTTCTTGAGGACCTCCTTGCATCATTCCTGAATCAACTAAAGATACAGAGGGTCTAGGTGGTAGTGCCATTAGTAGTACTCCCTTTTTGCCTTATATACGTCTCCACTCATGTCGTCTTCTCCTTCTAACAGAACAAAACCGCCTTGTCTAAACCTCATTAATGCCAACGTCATGCTATCGCAAAAGTCATCGTGGTCGCCATTGGGAAAAGAAACTACCTCTTCTATAACCTCATCCGCAAACTTTTTATCCTTTGGTGCCCATACCACTCCAGCTTCAAACAATGGTGCAACCATATGCATTCTTGTCACCTTATCACGACCTTTGCCTGGTGCAAACCCCAAGGCTGGTATACCACGCAACCTTAGTTCATCTATAAGAGGCGTACCTGTAGCCTTTGCCTCTACCAATACCATGTCTGGCTCCCAATATTCGTGTTCTTCATAAGCTACTTGTTTTAATTCAGGGAAATTCCACCGCCCTCTCTGTGCGTCCATAAGGATTATGTGGTCTGGTCCCCCTTCTTCTGGTTCAAACACGCCCCACGTTGTAATTGCGGAGTAATCTGCCGTTTCTTTCTTGGAAAACGCTGTATCGTAGGACTGAAGTATGTATTTTACGGGGGGAATTTTTTCTTTTTCCCACTCCTGCCACCATTCCCTCTTAATAATCGCTGATTCGGACGCTGTCGGGTTCTGTTGCCACTGTGCATTCCACTTTCCTACAGGAAGAGAAGCCTTAATACCCAACAATGCGTCTTTTTCCCAGAACTCAGGCCACAATGGGTTGTCTGAGGGCATAATTGCAGGAAATTCTACAACCTCCCACTGATCTGCAAAGGTATCTGACCCCTGATTCGCCAGTAAACGTCCCGTTAAGTCCTTTTTTCCCCACCTTGTCATAACAATTATGATGGATCCACCCGGTTGAAGACGCTGTCGAGGTCCAGAAGTGTACCATTCATAGGCATTATCAAACGCTGATTCGCTCATAGCGTCTTGTTCGCTATGTGGATCGTCAATTACAAACAAATCCGCACCACGACCTGTAACCGCAGCACCTACACCCGCAGCAAAGTACTCCCCGCCTTCACTTGTTTGCCATTTTCCTGCCCCTTTGTTGTCTTCTTTCAGTTTAGTGTGGGGAAAGATGTCGTTATACTGTGGGTCATCAAGTAAGTCACGAACCTTACGACCGAATCGGACGGCAAGTTCCGTGTTGTGGGTAGCTTGAATAATTTTTAACTTAGGATTACGCCCTAAAAACCAAGCAGGCATCAAGTAACTGGCAAACTCAGACTTAGAATGTCGAGGAGGCATGTTGATTATCAACCGTTTTAACTCGCCCCTTGCTACTCTTTCCAGCTTTTCCGCAATCACACGGTGATGATTGCCCTCAATAAAATTAGGATAGACATGATGAGCAAAAGGCATGAAACTATTTTGTGCCTTATCTTGTATATCAAACCTTTTTTTAGCTTCTGTAAGTGCAAGTAT